CGGCTCCCGCCCCCGGATGTGCGATGCGCTCGATCTGAAAGCAGCCGACGTCACCATCCTCGCGCTCGATCGCGCGAAGCTGCTGCGCGAACTCGCGCGTGCCTTCGACGCCGAGCCTGCCGATCGCTCCGTTGGCTCGGGGAGGGTGATGCTGGTCGGGCGGCACGCTCTTGCCGCCGGCTTGGCATCTTCGATCCTCCTGGCGCTTCCGGGCCCGGCGGATCCGCTCGTCGAGGATGAGCTGAGGGTGGCAGGCCTCGATCCTGCTGGCAGCGTCGTGCTGGTTCCACGCCCTTCGTCGCTGCCTGCACCGGTCCAGGCCCGGTTGGTGGCCGCCGGCCATCAGGTGATCCCGCTGTCCGAAGTCATGGGGCTCGGGGCCAACGGGATTGAGGCGCTCCAGCCACCGGCCATCCTCCTTGCGCCGATCCGGGAGGCCCTGGCTGCCTGGACCCACACCGCCGGCCCTCAGCCGGTCTGGGAGCTTCCGTCCGACGCCATGTGGGGTGAGCTCACCTTCACTCTCATCGCCGACGAGGTGCTCAACGTCAGCTTCCGCGGCCAGACCCGGCGGCTGGAACCAGACCACCTCGGGATGAAGGATGGTCGCTCGGGCAAGCCCACCGAAGCATGGGTGTTCCTCCAGGCACTGGCCCGGGTCGGTGGATCGCTCGGCCCGATGAGCCCCGACGTCGTGGAGGACTACAAGAAGGATAAGCAAGCCCTGACGAAGCGACTTCGTGAGGTCTTCCGCATCCAGGGGGACCCCATCCGCTGGAATCGCAGGACGCGAAGCTACCAGACTGCCTTCGTGATGCGGGATGAGCGACCCAAGGCCGTCCGCATGTCCAGCCCGCGGCGGTGAATTTTCACCGGCGCCAGAGGGCGCCATCAGCACTTTTTTTCGCGCTGCCTCCGCCCTGAGCCCGCTGGCTTTCGCCGCGCCAGCCGCCGTTCGCCGGCACTGATCCCGGCCCTGCCAGTGAAATTTCGCCGGCCGCGATCGACCGGGCCGCGAGCCCGTCCTCGATCGACGGCGAAGCATCATGGAGCAGCCTACCAGGGAAGCGACGCTCGACGCGCGCATCCTCAAGCACATCCGCCACACCGCGAAGCGTCTGGCCCGACAGGGCCGCATGCCCGGCATGGATGCCGACGACATCGCGCAGGATCTGTTCCTGGATCTCTGGCGCCGGCGTGCCGCCTTCGATCCAAGCCGCGCGAGCTTCGCGACCTTCGCGGATCGCGTCATCGCGCACCGCGTCGCCTCGCTGCTTTGCTCCACGGCACGCCTACGCGCGGAGCGCCAGCACCTCAGCCTTGACGATGGCGCCGAGCGCCCGGTGCTGGCGGACAGCCTCCCCGATCCGCAGGCGGTCTCGGAAGTCGACCAAGCGCTTGCCCTCGACGTCAGGCGCTTCCTCGAAGAGCTGCCTCCGGCCCTGCGGCGTTGCTGCGATCTGCTGCTGACGCCGAACCTGCGCGCCGCTTCGGCCGAAGCCGGCCTGCACCGCTCCACCATCTATGAGAATGCGCGCCGGCTGCGACGCCTCGCGGAGCGAGCTGGTTTGCGGGACTACGTTGCAGCGCCCCGACACTTCGCCGATCGCACCGGTAGGTGCCCGGCATGAGCACGCACCACACCTCGCGCGGACGGCAGAATGGCGCGACCGCGCGCCATCTGAACCAACACGATCTCGCCGCCCGCTGGCGCATGTCGGTCCGGACCCTCGAGCGCTGGCGCTCCCAGCGCCAGGGCCCGCCCTTCCTGAGGCTCGGCGGGCGGATCGCGTATCGCCTCGAGGACATCGAGGCCTTCGAGCAGGCCCAGCGCCAGGAGACCTCCGCCGCCTGACCGCACCCGGCTTTCCTGCCGGGTCTTCCCGGGAATGCAATACCGCCGCGAGGCGGAAACACCGGGACGGTCTGCTCCGCCGCGTCGGGGCCCGGCAGCACCTCCATCGACGGACCAGGAGCGCGACGACGAAGGAGTCACGCTCTGATGTTCAAGACCACGACGCCGCTGCAGCGGCTCCGCGAGTCCTCCTACGCGCTGGCCGACCTGCCGGACAGCGTCCGTACCGGCGAGCTCGGCGAATACGGCCAGCCGCTGAGCCGGGCCATCGGCGACGCGACGGTGGATGACGTCGCCTTCGCCATCCAGGCGCTCGGCGACGAGGCGGACGCGATCTTCCGGCGCGTCACCGCCCTCAAGCAGCTGCACGACCGCGCGCGGCGCGCCGGCGCCCGCGGTGCGGATCGCGCGGTGGAGGCCGCCGCGCGCTTCGAGGAGCGCCGCAAGTGAGCGCGCCCTTCGACAGCCGGCCGCCGGGCGGCTTCCGGATCATCACCGCCGATGAGCGCCTGGCCGAGCGGCGCGGCATCAAGGGCGTGCTGACCGGCATCTCCGGCATCGGCAAGACCTCGCAGCTGTGGACGCTGGACGCGGCCCGCACGCTGTTCGTGAACCTCGAGGCCGGGGAGCTCGCCGTGCAGGGCTGGCCCGGCGACGAGGTCCGCGTGCGCAGCTGGGAGATGGCGCGCGACCTGGCGTGCTGGATCGGCGGGCCGAACCCGGCGATGCGGCCGGACCAGCCGTATGACGCGACGCATTATCAGCGCGTCTGCGCCGCCTTCGGCACCCCCGAACAGCTGGCGAAGTACGACACCATCTTCGTCGACAGCATCACCGTCGCCTCGCGCCTGTGCTTCCAGTGGTGCAAGGGCCAGCCGCAGGCGGTGTCCGACCGCAGCGGCAAGCCCGACCTGCGCGGCGCCTACGGGCTGCTCGGCCAGGAGATGATCGGCTGGCTGACGCACCTGCAGCACACGCCGGACAAGAACGTCTGGCTGGTCGGCCTGCTCAACAGGCAGCTCGACGACTTCAACCGCCCCTACTTCTCGCTGCAGATCGAGGGCAGCAAGACCGGGCTCGAGCTGCCCGGCATCGTCGATGAGGTGATCACCCTCGCCGAGATCCCGCGCGAGAAGGAGGCGCCGTATCGCGCCTTCGTCTGCACCACGCTCAATCCCTTCGGCTACCCGGCGAAGGACCGCAGCGGCCGCCTCGCCACGATCGAGGAGCCGCATCTCGGCCGGCTGATGGAGAAGATCCGCCGTCCGCTCGCATCGCCGCCCGCGGCGCAGTTGCAGGTCGGACTGCCCGCGGCGGCGCCCGCGACCCCCACCACCAGCACGACGGCGCAGGAGGGCTGAGCCATGTCCGGCAGCTTCACGCACGACTTCAACGGCGCCGAGGCGCAGCAGGACGCCTTCGAGCCCATTCCCGCCGGCACGCTGGCGAAGGTCCGCCTCACCATCCGGCCCGGCGGCGTCGGTCCGGAGGGCTGGGTGACGCAGAGCCGCACCAGCGAGGCGCAGTACCTCAACACCGAGGCGGTGATCCTGGAGGGGCCGCATGCGCGGCGCCGCGTCTTCACGCGCATCGGCCTGCGCGGGAAGGGCGCGCAGGGGGCGGACGACCCATACGGCAACCGCGGCCGCGCGCTGATCCGGGGGATCCTGGAGAGCGCGCGCGGCATCGCCGCGAAGGACAGCTCCGACCGCGCCCGCGCCGCGCGCACCATCCGCGGCTACGGCGACCTGAACGGGATGGAGTTCCTCGCCCGCATCGGCGTCGAGAAGGACCGCGACGACCCGCGCGGCCCGGGCCGCAACGTCATCGCTGCCGCGATCGGACCCGAGCACGCGGACTACGCCCGCCTGATGGGGGCGGCGCCGGCGCAGCCCATGCCGCCCGGCCCGGCGGCCCCGGCCACTGGCGGCGCCGCGCCGCCCTGGGCAGCGGCTCAGCCCTCCCAGCCGCCCGCCGCGGCGGGCAACGCGCCCTTCTGGGCGCGCTGAGCGGGAGGCCCCCGATGATCCCGCGCGACTACCAGCGGGCGGCGGTCGCCGCCGCCCGCGCCAAGACCGCGACGGAGGGCAATACGCTGGTCGCGCTTCCCGTGGGCGCCGGCAAGACCGTGGTTGCCGGCTTCTACATCGGCGAGGAGGCGGCGGCCGAGCCCGGCGCCCGCATCCTGGTGCTGCAGCACACGGACGAGCTGATCGAGCAGAACCGCGCGACCATCGGCCGGGTCGCCGGCCTCTCCGCCTCGGTGGTGAAGGCCGAGCGGGACGACTGGTCCGGCCAGGTGATCTTCGGCAGCGTGCAGACCCTGGCCCGCTCCGCGCGGCGCGCCCGCATGGGGCAGGTGTCGCACCTCGTCATCGACGAGTGCCACCGCGCGGCCGCCGACAGCTACCAGGCGATCATCGCCGACGCCCGCGCCGCCAACCCGAAGCTGAAGCTGCTCGGCCTCTCGGCCACGCCCGAGCGCGGCGACGGTCGGAGCCTCCGCAGGACCTTCTCGAACATCGCCTTCCACCTGCCGATCTCGGCGCTGATCGCCGAGGGCATCCTGGTGCCGCCGCGCACCTTCACCATCGATGTCGGCGTCAGCGAGGATCTCGACCAGGTCGGCGCGACGGCCGGCGACTACGACATGGACGCCGCCGCCAAGGTGCTGAACCGGGCGGTGGTGAACGAGGCGGTGGTCGAGCACTGGCGCGAGCGCGCCGGCGACCGCCGCACCATCGCCTTCTGCGCCACCGTCGCCCACGCCGAGGCGGTCGCCGCCGCCTTCCGCGCCGCCGGCATCACCGCCGCGACGGTCACCGGCGAGATGCCGGCGAAGGAGCGCGCGGCGCTGCTCGCCCGCTTCGACCGCGGCGAGGTGCAGGTGATCACCAACTGCATGGTGCTGACCGAGGGCTTCGACAGCCAGCCGGTCGGCTGCATCGTCGTGCTCCGCCCGATGCTCCACCGCGGCACCTTCATCCAGGCGATCGGACGCGGCCTGCGCAAGGTGGACCCGGAACGCTTCCCCGGCGTGGTGAAGACCGACTGCGTCGTCCTCGACTTCGCCGGCGCGGCGCAGCGGCATGGTTCGATCGAGCAGGACGGGAGCCTCGCCGAGGCGGAGGAGCCCGAGCCGGGCCAGGCGCCCTACAAGACCTGCCCGGACTGCGCGGCCGAGGTGCCGCTCGGCACCATCGCCTGCCCCTTCTGCGGCCATGTCTGGGAGCGAAAGCTTCGCGAGACGCGCCCGCTGCAGCGCTTCGGGCTGACCGAGATCGACCTCCTGGACCGCTCGCCCTTCCGATGGTGGGACATGCATGGCGACGGCCACGCGATGATCGCCTGCGGCTTCGACGCCTGGGCCGGGGTGTTCTTCGACGGGGAGCACTGGCACGCCGTCGGCAAGCTGCGCCAGGGGCGGCTGCGTCATCTCGGGGTCGGCGAGCGCGCGCAGGTCCTGGCCGCGGCGGACGACTTCCTGCGCCAGGCCGAGACCAGCGCCGCCGCCACCAAGAGCCGGCTGTGGCTGAACCACCCGGCGACCGCCCGCCAGCGCGAGCTGCTCATCAAGGCCGGCGATGCCGATCCGGCGCTCGACTTCGGGCTGTCGAAGTACGCGGCGAACTGCCGGCTGAACTTCCTCTGGCACCGGCCGCAGATCCTGGCCGCTGTGTTTCCCAAGGGCATCGCGAGGGCGGCATGACGCCGGCGTTCGATCATGCCGTTGGCACCCGCACCGCGCGCGCTCTGCGCCGTCTGCCGGCGGCGGGCGCGCGGCTTCGGCTGGTTCGACCCGACCT